CGTTTTAAAGAGTATGTAAATAAAATTGGTAATGCCGTTAAAGAATCTACTTATGTAGGTTTGTTGGAAAATCAAAGAAATAGATCTCGTAAAAATAATGGTGAGTTCATTGCAAAAACAAATGATGAGTCATTAAATGATATTGCTGATATGGCTAACAATGGTGTGGATGGTACAGAGCTTGCTTTATCATATGCTTATAAACGAGCCGCAGCAACTCAAGCTGGTGTTGATTCTGACATATTAATAGATGGTGCTACTGAAAATTATATTGATCAAGCTGTTGGTGTAGCTGTTTCTTCTTTTGTTATTGGTGAAGCATCAAGGCAAAATTTTACAGATCTAGAAAGAGCAGAGCTTACACAGCTTCTTAGTACATTTGGTGCTTCATTACCAAATGTTAAAAGTAAAAAGGTAAGAAAATTATATCAACAAAATTTTCGTGTTGTTGCTGATGATGAAGAATCAGGTTTTATAGATACAAACATTAAGGAAATGGTTCAAGGTTCTAACAGAAGAACTGTCTTGAATGAAGTCAATGCTGCATTTAGTGATGCTAGTAATATAAATGCTATTCAAAGACGCAATGAAGCTATTGATAAAGAGCTTACAAGAGAATCAGATCAGCAACGAGAAAATAAGTTTGATGGAACTGTTCTTTTTGAAATTAATAAAAACACTACATATGCAAGCCAACAGTCTCGATCAGGCTTTGCAGAAGGTGGCGATCTCGACACAACTGCTTTTAATATCTCAAAAACAATAGAAACATTTAATAAAAAAGTAGATACAGAAGTAAGAGAAAATTCTGTATACACTGAAATAGAAGGTGAAAGAGATAAAAGACTACATGAAAAAGCTGTAATTCTTCCATTTATAAAACGTGCTGCTGCTACTGGTGAGCCTGAAACTTTTATAGCTGCTTTACAAACTATGTCTACTGTAAGTGACTCTTATAAATTAGCCACTCCAGAACAACAACAAGCAATTGTATTATTAGATAAATATAATTTGTTAGATGAAAATACAGCAGGTGAGTTTTCTGCAGAAATAAATAAATCAGCTGATGCAAATGTAGATGCATTAAAACGCGAAGATATTCTTTTAGATTTTAACGATAAACATGAAGAATTACTAATAAAATATCAAAATGGTGAAGCAGATCAAAGTGATGTTGATAAATTCTTTTCTGACTTTGATACAGCAACAAAAGGTTTTTTAGGTGTTGGGGAAACCAGACAAAAGTTAGAACAAGTTTTTGAAACAGAAGATGCTAGAAATATTTTTAATGAGCTTATTGATTCTCCAATGAATAACAATTCTGCTTTTATGAAGTCTCTTGCTTATTACATATCAACAGGTAGAGATGGAGAGTTTTTAAAAACTGAAGAGAAAAAAATAGTAGATGACGCTAAAAAAGATTTATTAGATGCACAGAAAAACTCTATTGCTCAACGCATAGAAAAAGAAGCTGTTGATAAATATGGATTAGAAGAAAAGGCTAGAAAAGAAGCTGAGTTTGCTGAAACTGCTGATTTGTTTAGATTAGGTCAATTGACTCCAGCTAAAGCCAGTGAGTTTTCTCAATTAGTATTAAACGAAAAAGGTTTTGATATTGGTAATCGAGATACTTGGACTGAAGATAATATGCGTATAGCAGCTTTAGGTATGCCAGAAAATATTGTTAATGGTTTAAAAAGATTTACTGATTTTGGTGATGCACCAAATGCTGATAATCTTCTTATGTTTTGGGGCATGATGTATCAGTATAGGACACCAAAGGGTGATGTTATAAATACAACAGAAAGATTTTTTTCTGATGAAGAAGATCTTAAATTAAGATATGCACTTAGCAGTAGAGTGCAGGGTCGAACAGCTAATGCTCAAGAAGCAATGACTGAAATAAACAAGTTATTTCAAGAGCCAACTAAAACAGAAGCTGATGCACGAAGGGCAAAATTGTTTGGTTTAAATTCAAATGGAAAAGTAAGAAGCATACAAGATTTTTTAAGAGATCCAAGTGTTCTTGGTAATGATTATGATTTAGCAACATCTGCTGAGTTAGGAGCTTATACTGAGTTTTTAATAGCTTCTAATTTAAAACCTGACCAAATTAAGGCTGAAATAAAACAAAAGTTTAATCAAAGATATAAAGAAGCTAAATACGTTTTA